GTTTGGAATGGATACTTGCACAAACAATTCGGGTTGTGCAGTTAGTTGTGTGGTCAATATTCTATTCTTGATTTCTCTAACCATAGGACGGCTTTCGTCGTCCAACATGGTATTGGGGCATACTCCCCATCGCATTGGTACGATCTTAACGTCGAACTTATCATACTTGATAATGTCAGCCGCTAATGCGAAGCAATGGTCGCCATATCCAGAGCGCGATGCTATTGGACCTTGTATGACACATACTGGTTTAATTTCGTTACTCATTTATATAACCTTTTGTTTGTTATGGTGCTGTACCCGGCGTGTTTTGACCTTCTTGTTCTTGAATAATAGCTTCCATCTCAGATTTAACATCGTTGATGCGATCTTTGAAGTCAGTCATAACAACTCGCTTTTCCATTTCGATTTCACGAAGTTGCTTGGCAAGTTCGTAGATTTTTGTCTTTGCTTCTTCTTTAGTCAATGCTTTAGCCATAATGTTCCTTATTTGTTATATTTTTTTAGTACTTCATCCTTGTTGATCTTTGGAATTGGAAATCCAAGACTGTTATTTGGCATGTTGTGCCCAACATATTCGTCGTGACGATGAAGATTAAATCTTTCGCGACCTTTCCAGTTTGCCATCATATTTTCTAAGCCAGATGCCATTTTTTCACACATGCTTTCTGCACTTAGTCCACCAACTCCGCACATCCATTCTCTACCTTCCAGTGCATACTCACGGCGCTTTTCCTTGCTGGTCAAATACCAATACATAAATGCTTCAGCACAATCTTCCCACTTGGCATAATCGGCAAGAATATATGGAGTAGGAATACTACCTTGCATCATTCTTGCACCCGGAAAGATTGGTGTAACCCATCTACCGTGTTTCTTATATCTACCATCGGCATTAGTTCCCCATCCATTTTCAAATTGGACAGGATTTCCGGCATCGTCTGTAAATCCGCACTGGTCCTGAAGTCCTCCCGTAACCGTGACGATGATTGGAGTACCCGCCATTACACTCTCCGCAGTGGCAATACCAAATCCCTCGTTGTCGGAAAGATTTACCGTCACATCTGCCATGTTGTAAAGTTGATTCATTCTTTCTGGCAGAACCTTTTCAACGCTGAATATCACATCATAGTTCGGGCAAAATGCCTGCTTACACGCGGGCAAATCAGTGCCTGCTTCATCTACTGGGTGTGTATGTAGAAACAATACGCACTTTGCGGCTTCTTCTTTTGGTAGATTGTCGCAGAATGCTCTGTAGGCAAGCATTATTGTACTGGTTTGCTTACGACGAATATTTCTATTGTTATAGAATATTACAAACTTATAATCCTTCTTGAAATATTGTCTGCGTATTAGTTGCAATTCGCTTAGTTCAACATCTGTGGTCAACGGTCTAAACATCTTGCGATTAATGCCGTGCGGCACATACGATACAGTTGTAGGATTATTTAGTGTAGTTCCAAGAATATTCTTTACGATATTTTCTGTCTGCTTGCTGATACAACCAATCCAATCGCACGATTCATAATATGGACGATTATACATAGGATATGGAAGATCGTCCCAGATGCTATAGAACCCGATTGGAATCTTCTGACGCAATTCACGCTCGATTTGATATAACCAGATCCAAAAACGCGGATCAGTAAAATGAAGCAGCGCATCAGGCTTTTCCATCTTAATAACTTCGTTTAGAAGATTGGCGTCGCCATAACCATCAACCGGATATAGGCGAACGTATGCGTCGTCTATGCCAGCAACTTGGTTGGTGGCTTGGTCAAGATTCATTATCTTGCCTTTTTCAGGATGCGTAACGCTACCTGCCATTTGTACCCAGTTGTATTTGCCTGCCAAGCCTGTAACAAACTCTCTTGCCATTGTAGCAATACCAGAATGCATTCTCAGGTCATCGCAAAGCAGTATAATCTTCTTTCTGTCCTTCTGAGGAATATAACTATTTACCATATATAACCTTGTATTATGTTTTAAATCTGCGTTATGTCAAATTATTTAAAATGCAGAACCGCTGATTTGTAAAGAATTTTCTTCGTTGAGCTTCTTTCTGAACTCTGGATCGTTGATATAAAGATATACACAACGATTTACGAGTTTTTGCAGCGTCATTCCACTTGATACACCTGCTTCCTTGAACGCAGTATATTTGTCCTTGAACAGGTGTACAGAAGTGAATGATGTTTCGTGGCTAGTTTTTAGTTTCATATATATGATTGTTAGATTTCTCTATATACATATATATGGAATATAGTTTTCCGTATATATAAAAAACTATTAGCCTTCTTTTCCATTACAATAAAGTTCGCCGGTATCGTTCTTGAGTGTCTTGAAGATACAATACTTACAGTTTTTGCGGCCCTTACCAGGATTCTTTAGAAACACAGCGTCTTTATTATATTCGCCATTGTCATCAAATCCATTTTTTATAAAGTCAAGAAAAGCAGACTCTACTTCTTTCATGCTCATCTTGCCATCTGGCGGCGATATGCGTTGAATACGCTGCTGTGGAAACTCAGCATCTTCAAGCAACTTACGCTTGACTACAAAGAACTCAACTTCTATATCAGACATAGGCACCTTGAATACCTGATGATAAAATCTCTTATATAGCAGTAGTTGGTCTATCTTTGTTCTATCTGCCTTTTGATATTTGTTCCAGCCCAGACGACTTGTCTTGAAATCTAAAATAAGTATCTTGTTGGTCGTTTTATCCTTGAACACAATATCCAGAAAGCCTTTGTATGTTATAGTATTGTTCTTTAGCGGTATTTCAAGCGGCAGTTCTATTCCCACTACCTCATACTTCTTTGACGGAAAATGTTTGCTGCGTATGGCATAACTGGTTACGTGGTCAAGAATAGTTCTGCCATCTGACTTGAACTCTGCTACTTGAGATGGTGTGGTCAAGCCAAGTTCTTCTATATCTTCGGCAGACAATGTAGATACTTGCTCGTCTGTTGCCAGTTTGAGTTGTTTTAGTTCTTCATCAAACGCTGATATGAACTTGGCATAACAATCAAACTCATCGGCAGCAGAAGAGCCTACATTATATAACAATCTAAGATATTCTTGTAATGCTTCGTGAATGCCCGTTCCAAACGCAGTATTGATATTGGCTTCATACGGAGCAAGTTTGTCTATATACGACAACTTCCATTGCTGCGGGCACTTTAGCCACATAGCATATTGAGAAAAACTTACGGTCTTGTTCTTCTTTTTTTCTTCAGTTGGAGTTACAGTAGGCACTTCTGCTACTGGTTCGGCGTAAAAATCATTTATAGACATAAAATCAGTATATATCAAGTATTGTTGATGTCAATTGTAAAGAGTTTATATTTATTTAGATAAACAAAAAATATATCATATATGGATAACAAAACATTCACACACGTTCTACAGAAAAAGGGAGTATTACGTACTTTTTCAGTGGCAAAGGTTGTAAAGAAAAAAGACATAGATGAGTTGAAAAGTTTAATTAAAAGTATTGCGGCAAATGATGCAGAGTATAATCAGATGCTAAAGGAAGAAATGGCTAAACTATCTGATATGCATAGCGATAAAAATCCAATACCTGGCATCATATACAACAATGATGAGTTGTCGGCACGCAGAAACTTGATATATGCCATCGCAAACAAGTTCTCAAAAAATATCAAGAGCATGAACTTTGATAAGGGAGAACTTGCTTTCTTGGTTTCTTCCATCGTGGCCAAACTTGAGTTAGAGCACGATGACTTTACCAAACTAAGCGAAGAACTTGAAAACGAACTTGGCGAGGAAGATGATGAAGATGGCGAAGAGCAAGAAGAAGATGGTGATGAATACAAATACTAAAACTTTTGTATCCAAATCTTCATAAACTTTTCTACGTGTTCATTCAGTTTTGGATTTAGCAATAGTTCTTCGGTCGTCATCTTGCCTTCATCTTCCCATTCTATGCGATGTTGTGCGGCGGCTTTGATTCTTGGATTGTTGGCTTCTTCGTGATCATTGGCGGGCAATACAAACTTCTTTACTCCGTCAACAATGCTATATTTGCTGATATGACACAACACTCCTTTGGTTTCATTCTTTAGAAAGTATAGTTCATCTTTTTCATATACATCATATCGCACATCCGTAACGATATAAAAGTCATAGTCTGATTCATCAATCGTTTTACGAGCAAGATCAATCCAGTATCTACCATCTGTGCGTCTGCGTTGAGCATCGCCATACCATACAAGCATAGGACGAATAAGAACTTTTTCTTCAGGATCTTGTGTAAAAGCAGATATGCCAAGGTTTTCCAATAAAAACTTATCGCAATGCTGCTTTAGCGGGTCAGCAAATGCGACCTTCTTGACGCTATACCCAGCCTGCTGTAGTTTCATTTCTACAATAGAAGCAAATGTATCTTTTCCGCTGCGGGCTGCGCCTCCAACTCCTATAACATTTTTATTAGACATATGTTTATTCCCATTTACGGTGATCTTCTGCCACCCACTCCCAACCATCATATTCAGCAATATGCCATTTTACATCGTCGGGCACTTCAACGATTTTTATTTTACAACTGCTTCCACTTGCTGCCTCTGATCCAAGTTCTTCAATCGCCTCAATCAAAAACTTATTGGTTCTGTCATCTGTAAACCCGTCGCCTATGCGATAATCATGTGGATTTTTTTGCTCTTGAGGATTTGGTATAGAAAACGCAAGATTGTCGCGGCTATATTTTCCATGGTCAGTCAGATCATATGCAGGAACAAGTTTGCTCCTGAGCGTGGGTTCAGTAGTATATTCATACTTGAAGAAATAACAACTTATGCCTGCTTTTTCGCAGTATAGTTTTAGTGCTTCAGGTGATAGACCAAACCCTCCATAAGATGCGTTGATGGCTACTTTCATATGTTATGCCTCCATTAGTTCTTTGATTTGCTTTTCGTTATATCCGTATTTGCCAACAATGCCAACAATATCAGCCTTTGTCAAGATGGATATATACTCAAGCACATTTCTTTCGCTGTCTTGAAAATGGTTGGATAGCAGAGTGAGTAGAGCAAGATTATACTTCTCACTCTTGCTCTTAATATATGGATAAAATGCCCTACGCTTTGGCACAAAAGCAATCAGCACCTTATAAAACTCTTTGGGAGATAATACGCCGCTATATTTCTGTACGTGATTCAATGTATCAATAAGTTCAGGTTGCATACTTAGAAAACGGCACACCATAAAGTTGGACCAACTCTTTTTGTCTGCGTCGGTAAGTTTGTCAAAATAATCAATGTCCTGCTTTTCGCGGACATGATTGATATGGTCAAACAATCCCTTGGGCTTTGTTACGGCGGCACCAGTTTCTGTTGCTTTTTTTCTTGGCATTTTACGATTTGGTCCAGACACGCTTATCGTATTGTACAAAGGTTGTCAATCCAAAGCCGTTCTTGGCATTGGACCATACACCAGCATCATTTTTTGACGATGTAATCTTTGTGAATACAGCAGAAGTTGATTCTACAGGCTTAGTCAAGTAAAACTTGCTGCCAATAGACAACTTGCCAAACTCAATCTGCTTTGTTGTTTCGTCGCTCATTTTTGTTTTCCTCTTTTGGTAGTTCAACAGATTCTTTGTCTTTGGATAAAAGACGCTGAACGTGCTGCTCTAATCTATGAAATCGTGATTGATATTCCGTATGTTTGCCCGATAGTTTATCTACCTTACTGGTTTGACGCTTTAGATTGTCAAATATTATTCTTAGTGTTTCTGTGATGGCGTTGCCATTTTCAACTATAGTAGTTTTATTTGTCTTATCCATCTTCTTTATCATAAGATAAAACTTATAACAAGAATACGCCAGACACAACTCAATTATGAATATCGCAGCCAGAAGTATATAAAAAAAGGTCATAAATAAATACCCCGATAATATAGATCAGGGTATAGTTGTTGTCAAGATGCTATTTCTTGTCTTACTTCGGTGACATTATCCAAGAAATGTATCCAACTTGGATGATGTGCGATTTGTATGGTTGAACTTACTGGCACAGCCCTTGGTGCCTTTGGCTTGCGAATAAGTTTTAGCCCAGCCTGTTCTGGCGTTTTATCACCTTTCTTGCTGTTGATTTCTTTATGACACCATACCATATTCTCAAACGTATTCTTGCCGCCCTTGGTGCGAGGAATAACGTGGTCAATGTTGCCATCTTTCCACGAAATCTGACGACCTGTATATTGACATACTCCACCATCACGCTTACGAATGCTTTCTTTGGTTGGACGAGGAGTAACTACAGGCATCTTGCTATAGTTTGGCTGAATAATGACACGCGGAGCCCGAATAGTCATATTAGAAGTATGTATAGCAAGATCATAATCTCTTATAGGCAGATTCTTCCAAGTTTCCCAATCAACCGGCTGAACATATTCTGGATTATCCCAATCTACGCTGCCATTTTCATCAACACGAAAGTTCATATCTATGGCAAGAGCAGGCGGATTATTGCCATCAACCCCACCCAGCATAGAAATAAGAGCCTCCTTGACAGTCTTTGTATTCAAAGCCTGCCATAAGTTATTTAGGCATAATACTGGTTGGGAGATAACATTCATAATATATCCTTTCAGATATAACTATGACTACAATAATATAAAAAGTCAAGCCTTATTTCTTGGCAGGTATAACTTTTTCAATCCTGAAGTATGGGTCAAAGTCAATCTCCATATCATCATCAAATAATACAACGGTTCTATTAACCTTTTGTATTACGGCGGTTACTTTCATTTTTTTACCTGTTGAAGATATTACAACATCTCCAACTTCAAGACGCTTGGCGATTTTGTCTGTATGTGCTGTTTTTGTCATCATAAATAAATATTAGTATTTTGTAGCAAGATGCCAATATCCGCAATAACTACATTTGTATGGTATTCTATCACTACGATACTCTGTCAGTATTCTTTTAGCATCACGAATAGCATCGTTGCGAGATTCATAGTTTGTTTTAGTTTCGCAGGAAAGTTTGTGATGATCATTTAAGAACTTGGTATAAGATTTTCTTGTAGTCATCTGCTGTTATTGGCTTACCGTCAAGCACTTTGAATACAATCGCAGATCTGCCTGTGCTGCCATGTGCTTGTAATATTTCTGCGGCAGCAAACTTGCGTGGCATTTTAGAACGAGCGGCGGCAAAAGCAAACAGTGCGTTCATTATGGTATGAACTTCTTTCATCGCATCGCATATGCGTGAAATATGCCCGATTGCCATATTTGCTATTTCGTAGTCAAACTTATGCGTAAGATAATCAAAGAACTCAGTATAGCCAGTAGGTTCGTGAGATAGTGTATGACGGTCCATAAACCAATCAATATATACATCAATTACCTTTTCTATGCTTGAGATTTCACTCTTGGCGCGATGCAGATACAAGTATTGAGCACTCTTGATCTTTAGAATATCCTGTTCGTCGTTGTAATACAGGCATATGCCCTCAAAGTCCCGCATATCAACCACTGCCTTCTGTAATTCGTCGATGGAGTTATAATTATAAAACTTTGGGCGGCGAAAGTTATAGTTTCTGGCAATATGGTTTAGTGAGTGCTGGTCTACAAGCGAATAGTCATCGTGTACAATTGCGGCAATAAGAACCATATCGGGCTCTTTGCCATAATCTAATACAATACGATTGGTAGGAGATAGCCACTCAAAGATATAAGAATGCTGAGTGGTGTCTTGCTTTTCAAGATATGATATAAACTTGGCATACTTATTTAGCAATACATCTATTTCGTGTGCGTTTTCTTGCCTACGAGCATCTGTCGTTCCTCTTGTACGAATAACAGTATGCCCCTTATATCTTGAGAATATAAGCGTAGAACCGTCCAACTTCTCAATCATTCTTGAACCAACGAGAGAAGACGGTGTGGGTGATATGTCAGGCTTTTCACCAAGGTTAAAAAACTTCTTGAAACTCAGTGAAACGGGATTTCCTTCCTTATTCCACAGTGAAGATCTAAAGATAAGATTCTGCTTGTTCCAAGTCGCTCCGATATGAATAGGTTGAATCAAATAGCACTCGTGCTCACCAACGAGATGCTGGTGAACCATAAAAGAGTTTCTATCTATAGACTGTATGTCTATTTTCATAGAACAAGCATACTATGGATATACTAAGTGTCAATAAAAAATCCCCCAAAATAACTTGGGGGATTTTGATATATCAATATTCTACAATATTACTTGGTAAGAATACGGCGCAAAGCAGCAACTGCTCTACCATCAAGGCGAACCTTGTTCATCTTCTTGGTGACGGGATTGATACCAGTCACACTAAGATGCATAATCTCATCCTTTACACCCTTTACAGGGCGAGTAAAAGAAAGAGAATACTTTCCGTTCTTGACGAATGTATTGATTTTGCGGCCATTCTTTGTCTTGGTTGTCTTAGTCATATGCGTATATTTTTTGTTTTTTATTATTCTTATGTTGAATAAGATAAATACAGTATGTAGATTACTCGCAGATTGTCAATAAACTTTCGCGTGAAATCTTATTTATAGCAAGTTCTTTCATCTTGAACTCAAAGTCGAGATGTAGATTGCCTTTGTAGTTGGCATAAATAGACGGCATCATAGTAGGAAAGTCGGCGTGAGCACGCGGATTTTTGCCGGGCAATGATTCGCTGAAATGAAACAACGGAATAACTCCAGTTGGCCAAGTTGATAGTGCTGTATCAAACGCAAACTCTTCGCTGGTTGAGTCTGGATTACACATATGGTGCAGATTATCAAATGTAATTGGAATACCCAGTCGCTTGTATGTGTTTTCATATAATGCCATTACACTCCAACTCTTTAGTTTGTCTTCGTTCTCCAACACTAAACGACTACGCACACCGTCGCTCATATTATGATATACTTTCTGGAATCTATCTGTTGTTTCAGCATAGTTACCATTGTTATAACAGTTCATATGAATATTAATCGGTGCTTCGTATGAACGAGGTAAATTAAGCATATCCATAATCATGGCGTGTTGATCCAAGTCTCGTATAGAGTTTTCAACAACTTTTGGATTTGGACTGGCAGGTACAACAAACTGGTCAGGATGCATGCTACAACGAATGTTATTGTCCTGTATGATCTTAGCGGCTGCTCTGAATTCCGAGTATATTTCTTCGGCGTTATAAAAATCATCCACAGTAAACTCCAGATCTGGGTGCGTCATCAATGGAAAAACATTACTACCAATGCGGTAATTCCAGTTATTAACCGCACACTCTCCAAGAATAGCACGAATAGTCTTAATATTATTCAATGAACGATCAGCAAGCACTTTCATAGCAACCTTGCTACCCAACTTCTTATATTGGGCATATGTCATTACATTGAACTTGATTTTATGCTCTTGTAGTCCTGTATGGATACAGCATAGCGATGGAGTAATATTAGATGGTAAAATCATACAATACATATTATACGGTAAAATGCTGTTGTCAAATCAATAAAAAAGAGCCTCGTGTGAGGCTCTTGATTATAACCAGTTTATGATATGTTATTAGAACTTGACGGTAACAAATCCACCAAGCCAACTATTGTTGGTTGTGACAGAGTTGTTGAGGTAGTTATGGCGATAGCCAGCACCAACAACAACATTCTTGGCTTCATACACCAAGTCCAGTTTACCAGTTAGGTAATAATACGAATCCTTGACTGGGCCACCACGACGCTCTGGTAGAGCATCCTTGGCACCAACCCAACCAAGGGTGGCGGCAGGAACCAGCTTGAATCCCTTAGCAAGCAAGAATAGGTTGATTGGCTGGCTGAGAGAGCCTTCAGCAAACACCTGACGTAGATTCAGGTCATAGCCTGCGGCTACGGTTGGGTTCAAGAAAGCGTCATATGCCAGAGAACCAAACACTTCAACACTATAGTTTGTTTCACCCTTTGCTGGTGCAGCCTTGGGATAAAAATATCCCACGCCACCAACCTTGAGTGTAGTTGCCTTGTCAATAGTATATCCCTGCGTCAAGGCCACATCAAGCTCACGAACGGTTGTATTTAGATTATCAAAATCCCATAGACCGACGACACTCAAGCTGGTCTTAGATGGTAGATTGACGGTGACTTCGGAAGTACCTACATTGGTTCCTCCAGCTACACCACGAAATACATAGTCACTTTCAAATCCAGCAGTAGCTGA